GCAACACTGAGCGCGGCGAGGCGTAACGGTGATTTCACGGAGTCGTCATTCCCTAAAGTGGCTGATAGGCAGCACTTTACCGGGCGGGGTAAACAGCAAGCAGTGACCGGGGCGTAGTGGGTAATACCGTGGGGGCGAAACAGAGGGAATGCAGGAAAAAGAAGATAACAGGCAAACGCGGCGACCGATACCCCCTTTAAACCCCGTTTAAATCGTCGCGTAAGCGGTTAACGGGGTCTGGGTAGTAACATCGTATCAATTCAGGCGGTTATTAGCGTGATGACGCGCACAGGCGCTAATCGTCCAGCGCGTTGCCCAGGTAGTCCTGGATGGTCTGGTTGATGGTCTCGTGATCGTCGTCGGTCAGGCTCAGGAAACGCCGCTCCGGGATAACCGAGCCGGGGTGACTGACCTTTTTGACCACCCGACCGTTGAAGGCCAGCGCCTGCTTGTAGCGTGGGCGGATCACATGCGGGCGGGTTTTCCCGCCTTCGTTATGGATGCGCGCGTACACTACGTTGGTGCCGACCACCGCCATGTTGTTGTCGGCGTCGCTGTCGATGGAGGACATCAGGCGGCGGGTGTTCTGCAGTATCTTGCCCGCCCGCTGGATAGGGAGCCATTTGGGCCGCCCCTCCTGCGCGAAATTCTCCATCACCGCGTCCAGCATATCCTCACTGATCGCCCGCATCAGCGGCTGGCGATTCGTAAGCTGGCGCACCATGCGCTCCAGGGCACGCCGCAACGTATCGGGCACCTCAATAAACAACTCAGCCATCGCGCCACTCTCCCACCAGGACAGGCAGGTGCATCAACTCCGCCTCATCGCCGTCAAACAGCATCCAGGTCTCTTTTACCACCGGTTTACCGTCAGAAAATCCCACCCGCGCCGCGCGTGGCGAGCCGCTTTGCGTCACCACATACACCAGGTCGCCGCTGGCTCCCTGCAGCACCACATCCGGGTGCGCCAGCAGCGCAGGTAAACGCCACCAGGCATTGGACAGCGAAACGCTCCCGGCATCACGCACCACCGCGCCCGGCAAGGTAATGGCCGCGCTCTGCGGGGCAACCTGCAGCGCATCCAGTACCGACGGCAGCAAGGCACCGGCATAGCGCCAGTCCTGGCGCAGTGCCGGGTCGGCGGCGGCGCGGCGCACCCACTCGGACAGGTCACGGGTAAAGGTCTCCAGCTCACGCGGGGAGGAAAAGACCGTTTGCACCGCCTGGGCGGCGAGCGGTGGCGGTGCCGTGTCGCTCTTGCGCAGCAGCTGCTGTCCCAGTTCCTGCATGTACCCTTTGCCGGGGTTGAGGTGGAACCCGGCATCCGGGGTAAAGATGCGGCCAGACTTGGGGTCTTGATAGGCCGTGACCGGGCGCGTTTTGCCGTCGGTGCCGTAGGGTTGCTGGATGGTCTCCAGGCGATCGTCCGTCGATTCGACGCCGATCGGATGGTTGACCACGTCGCGCTCGCTACGGGCGCGAACGGTGCACCGGCAGTTGTAGCCGTTCGGCGGGAAGAAGGTATCCCAGAACGGATCGTCGTAACGAAACACCCGCCCGTTAAGGGACGCATGGGACGGACGGGTACGCGAATCCATCACCGCGCTGTACTCCCAATAAGGGCGGAAGGCGACGTTCTCCATCATGCCCTGGTAGCGTCCCGCCATGTAGCTGGACTGCATGTTGGTGCGGAATATGGTGTCCAACCGGTAGGGCAGCAGCTTTTTCCCCTCCAGCTCGCCGTCCGGGGAGGCTTTCAGCCCCTTGCCGATCCAGCCCTTGCGGGCCAGTTCGGGCACCAGCTCGTTCTTGAACTGGGCCTGGGACTTGCCCTCTTTGAGCGCGTTGGCCTGGGCGGTGCTGATATCGGTTAGGACATCCAGCTTCAGGATACCGGAAACGGTGAACGCCGTGGCGTGGGCCGCGTCTTCCACGTCGTGCCAGTTGAAGCCGATGGTGTAGCCCTTCGACTCGAAGTAGGCGATCGCCTTCTCCGGCTGCAGGGTCATGGCGAACCCCAGATCAACGGCCATTGAGTCGCCCCCACACGTCCGCCACGAAAATGGCCTGGGCAATCACCTGGCGCAGCTCGCTGTCGTCCAACTGCGGGTAGGCCGTCGCCAGCATGGCCATCGCCTCATCCGGTGAATGCCCCCGTTCCAGTGCCGTCATCACCGGTGACAGCATGGCGCTCATCGCCTGGCCGACCTGGCTTGCCACCGACGGCGGCGCATCGTCGATGGCGACCTGGATAGGGTCGTTTTCCACCGGGGTGTCGGTCGCCGCCAGCGCCGCCAGCCGCGTAAAGGCGGTTGCTTGTCCCAGCCCCACCGTGCCGAACGGGCTGGCGGTCAGGGGCTGCAATAGCGCCTGGCCTTTTTTCGGCGTCGGCATCCCGGTTTTCTCCAGCGCCCAATCCACTGTCACCGGCACCCCGGCGCGGACAAGCCGGTCGATAGCGGTCGCCGCCTGGGTCAGGTCTTCCGGTTCACGGGTATCAAATTTAAAGCGGCACATCCGGCGCGGCGTGATATCGCCGTAACCATTGAGTACCAACAGCGGATACAACAGCTCACGGGTCAGCGTGCCCGCCAGCTGTACCGCATCGCTGGCCATCAGGTCGTGACGGACTTCGTTATGTACGTTACCCAGGGCATTGGTGCTGGTCTTGCCGTCGGCCTGGGCGGTCAGCGTCGCCCCCAGGATGATTTTTGACTGGGTGCGCTCGCACCACTCGATCATGAACTGATACGGATCAACCTGGCCCTGGGCGGCAGACTGGAATTCAATCAGCATACCGTCGGGGATAATGCCGCCCGCGTCATGGCCGAGGCTCATGATGGCGTCCATCAGAATGTCTTTCTGGTCTTCGGTGGTGCCGGTCGGGTACTTACCCACCCGCATGGGCAAACCGTAGATCTCCAGGAACTCGGCCAGGTCGCGGGCGGACAGGTTCTTGAACAGATATGACCAGGCCAGGATACGGAACAGGCCGCTTTCGGCCAGCCAGCCGCTCTTGGCGCGGTGCTTGTGCAAGATCCAGCCGAACGGTTGCAGCGCGGCACCGTCCTGGGAGCCATCAATCAGGGTAATGGTATTGCCCTGGAACTGCGGCGTCTGGAACCAGCGCTGGGGGCGCTTGTGGAAGGCTTTGGGCAACCAGATACCCTCGGCACGCTCCCACTCCAGCTCGACCGGCGAGAATCCGTGACCGATGGCATCGAGCATGTCGAACAGTAGCGCTTCGAAGTCCGGCAAGTCCTGGAACCATTCGGAGGCCTCCGCCGCCATCGACTTCTCGCGCGCGCTGGCGTTACGCGGTGGCGCTATGCTCCAGTTGAGCGGCATCACCGCCCGGCGGCGCTTGCTCAGCTCGGCAAACAGATGGCCATCGCGTTCTTCCATGTCGCTGAAAAAGTCCGCCTGGCGGGTCAGGTTGCCCTGTTCGGCCTCCTGAAAAATACGGTACAACCGCTGGATATCGATACCCAGCGACGGGTGTTCCGCCCACTGGCGCCGCAGGTAGCTCGCCGTGGTCTCCGACTGCTGCTGTTTGAGCGTCTTCGAAGACAGGGGATTACCGTAAATATCAACTAATGCAGGCATCACCAGCCTCCTTTAGAAAAACCGCCGCGCCCACGGCGGGCACGGGATGAAGTAGCGGAACGAAACTCAAACGATGGCGTACTGCTTACCGCCAGGCTCCACAGCATGTGCAGGGCATCCGGGCCGTCGTCGTGGTCAGCCTTGGGGAAGTGGCGCAGCTGCTGGATCAGCGTGTTCTGCGTCGAATGCAGGCGGATCAAGCCGTTCTCCATATGGGGTTGCAGGGTCTCGATGCGTAGCAGCTTATCCGCGTGGGGAATGATGGCCCGCGCGGGAACGGGATACCCCAGCGCCGCCGACCGCTTGACCAACTCGGTACGCAGGAACTCCTGGAACTGCACCGACTCGATGCCCCAGATCAGGCAGCGGTATTCGATGTGCAGGTCGATGATGTCGCTGATTATCTTGTCCGGCAGCCGCTTGCGGATTTGGGCTTCCACCACGTCCAGGATGCCGGTCGCGCGGTTGAAACCGCCCACCAGAAGCGCCGACGGGTCACGGCTGGCCCCGGCCTTGCCCAGGCTGGGGTCGCACACGCCGTAAAACAGCCATTCATTGAGTCGGTTAACCCAGAAATGAATGCAATGGGCGAAAATCGCGCCTTCACCGCTGACCGGATCGTTTTGGTATTCAGAGTCGAAGGTGCCATGGCCGTCACGGGCACGGATAAGCATCAACGCCAGCAGCGGACGCGCCGACCAGGACACCACAGCGCCTTCGTTCATCTCCACCTGGTGCAGGGTGTAGAAGTCGTTGGCAGCATCCTCGCCGTCGTTGCGCAGGATCTCCTCCCAGCTGTCCCACAGCGCCATATTGGCGGGCCACTGGCGCAGGGCTTTAAAGCGCGCATGACGCCATAGCGGATTGCGCAAGGTGCGCGACAGCACCGAATCGTAATGCAGGATGGTGCCGATATAGATAACGTCCATCTTGGCACCGGCACCGCCCAGCGGCAGCACGGTCTTTTTAAGCCAGTTCTCGACCTTGTCGCGCTGGTCTGGGTTGCGTACCTGTTCGTCGTTCTCGATATCGTCGAGTACCACCAGGTCGGGACGGTATGGGCCGTGACGCAAGCCGCGCAGCTTTTTACCGCTACCGGCGACCTGCACCTTGATGTCGTTGCGCGTCAGGATGGTGCCCATTTGCCACACGCGGCCTGCGCCGCACGCTTCGGGGAAGTCCGCCAGCAGGCGGGGGTTAAACTCCAGCTCGGCCTTGATGGCTTCCAGCATCGGATACGCCTGGTCGATACTGTCCATAATGATAACCGGATAGCGTTTGATGGCGCGGATGATGCACCACAAGACAAACAGCTGACTGACCAACGTCGACTTGGCTTCGCCACGGGGAGCGGCGATGGCGTCCTGCTCGCCCTTCGGGCTGGCCACGATTTGCGGCAGACGGCTGAACAGATGGACATGCAGCTCGCTGGGGTCAGCGTGGCGCACATAGTGCGGGAAGTAGGTCTGCACAAAGTAGCGGTAGCCGTTCTGCGGGTCGGCGACGAGCCTGCGCCGCTCAGCCGTTGCCGCCGCGCCGGTATCGAAGCCGATGCACTCCGCCTCGATGGTGCGGCGCAGGCTGGAGGCCAGCTCTGCCAGCGATTTCTGGAACTCTCGGATGGAAAATTTAGCCGCCATATCTCGCCCTGAATACCCTGTAAATACGCGTTAAACGCCGTTATGACGTTCGGCCATCACGGCATTGATGCGAGCGGTCATTGCCTGGGCCAGAGCATCCGCCGTGGCACCGGACTCACAGCGCACGAGAAGCGGCTGAGAAATGCCGCGCAGCAGGATGCACACGCGTCCCTGGAGTTCTGTCATAACGGCGCTGACCTCGGCAGGATCGACATATACGCCGTTCCCGGCATCAATCAGTTGTTTCATGCCAGCGCCGCCTCTATCTGGGCTTTGATACGCGCTGACGCCTGGAACGGGGTTTCGCCATACTGGCGATCAACGGTGTGGATTGCGCTGTCGCGCAGCCTGGCAAAGACGTCGCCGTCGTTGCTGACCCAGACTTTGGTTATCTCGTCAGCCCGGACGGTGGTCTCCGCCGTCAGCTCAATCAGTTTGTTAGCCATAGTTTTTCTCCAATATTGGCCCGAAGGCTTCCAGCACCTCGACGAACGCCGTCAAGTGTTGGGGGTAATGTTCCTGGATGAAGGTGGAAAACAGCTTCATGGTTTCCATCGACGTGGCCAACTGGCTGGTCTCCGGCAAAATCTTCTTGCTGGCCGCGATGGCCTTGCTGTAGCCGTCGGTCAGCGACGCCAGCAGCGTGACGCGCTCTTGCGCCGGGATATCGTTGGCGCTGTTGACCTTCTCCAGCGTGGCCTGGAACTGCGTCATCAGGCTGGCCAGGATGGATCGCGCCACGTCCTCCGGCGCGCCGCTCGCCAACATGTTGGCGCTGCGCACAACGTCCCAGTCGTCGCCGTTCTCTTTGGCGTCTTTCTTCCAGCGTCCTGCCGTGGCAAAGCTGACACCGCACTGGGCTGCAGCCAGCTCCAGGGAAACGCTGCTGAAGATATACGCCCTGCGCAGGGCGTCGCGGGTTTCCTTTGGATGCGCCATTAAAACCCCAATCGAGCCTTGATCATGGCAAGACCGGCAGCCACGATGCCGCCAGTGACCGCGCCCGCCGCCGCACCGGCAATGGCTCCGCCTTTCACGGCCTCGCTCTGCATGGTGTCCAGGCGCAGCTCGATGCTGTCGAGCTGGGTGCTGATTTTTCGCAGTTCCGCCAGCTCTGGCGCAATGCGGTTACAACGGGTACGTCGGGTGCTGTGTTTTCTGGCCATGGGTTTCTCGCTTATTTATCGGCCTTACGGTCGAGTTTGTTTTCTATGCGCTGTACGCTGTTTTTAATGTCCTGCATCATGCCGACGGCGAGGTTCATATCGCGCTGGGCATCTTCGCGGCGCTGGTAGTCCTGCCGGATATTCATCAAGTCACCGCGCACGCCCTTGATATCTTCCTGCAGGGTACGCACCCATAACCCGCCCAAAAAAGCGATGATCCCGATAGCTATGTTGAACGCCATATCAATGGTCATTGGGTGCGCTCCCTGAGGTGTAAAAGGCAATTAAGGCTTCCAATTTGTTGCGTAACGTCAGGCACCAGGCACCGTATTCGGTCGCATGGTCAAGCAAGGGGCCGGGACTTATTCCCCCGGCGGCGCGGGCATCGGTGGAATGCTCAGCATTGCCGCCGGTGGCGTCGGGCACACCTGCAATACCGGTGTCGGGGTAGCCAAGGACGGCGCGGTAGAGCCGCAGGCTGTCAGGGCCAAGGCCAGTAAAATGTTGGCCATCGGTTTGAACGGCATGGGCGATCCTCTTTTTAAGCTGTTGTTGGGTGGTGGCCAGTTGGCGCTGCGCGGCTTCCAGGCTCAGGCTCAACAATCGCGCTTGCTCGGCCAGCTCCGCTTGTTTGGCCAGTGCGGCCTGCAGCACGGCCTGATTTTTCTCGGCAAGCTGGCGGCGCTCGATATCCCAGGTGGACTGCTGGCGGCTTAACTTCCCCTGATAGCGAAGTTCGGCGAGGTTGTAGCCGTTGTTGTAGCCCTGGTGGTGCAGAAACCACCCGGCGGCCCCCAGCACCAGACACCCTGCAATACCGGGAGCCAGGCGCTTAGCCAGCGTTGTCAGGACGATTGCCATCTTTAGGCACCTCGCGGTCACGTTTCAGAGCGGCGAACTTCGACGCTTGGTTTTGCGCCACCCAGGCCGCCAGATACGCCCCGAACAGCAGGTCATTAATCTGGCGGGTGAAGGCGCACCACAGCAGCACAAGGGAACTGACGACAAAGGCACCCACCACCGTGGTGTCCGACGTCGAGATCCGCCCGTGCGGATTGCTGATAAGCTCCAGCAGGCGCAGTAAGGTCATCACTTTGGATCGACGATATGACCCGGCAGTGGCGCAAACTCGCCATCGACCCAGTCAGGCACATGGAAGCCGGGACAAATCTTGTTGGCGAACTGGTTATGGCCGCAGATCTCCGCGTTACGGTATTTGTCGCGCAGGCGCAGGATGGTGCTTTTGAGCGTCGCCCACTGGGCGGGCGTGAAGCTGTCGGTGCCGACCATGCACACGCCGATCGAGGTGGAGTTGTGACCGGCGACGTGCGCGCCGACCTCGGACTCGTCACGCCCGGTCAGCAGGGTGCCGTCGGTCTCGATCACGTAGTGGTAGCCGATACTGGTCAGGCCGTTGCTGTTGCCCGGCGAGGCGCGGTGGAAGCCCCGGTCTTTGTGCCAACGGTCGATAACCTGGGCGGCGTTCTCTTTGGCGTTGCCCAGGGCTTTGCCGTTCGCGGTAGCGGCGCAGTGGACGATCAGGAGATTGATAAAGCGAGACATAAAAATAACCCTCATTGGTGAATGAGGGTTATTGTGGGGAAAGTGGCTGTCGCTAACCCGTTACGGGGGCGTAGTGGGTACTTTTCAGAACAGGGAGGGTTGCTCACCGCCGGAAGGTGCTTGCCCGGCGCGCAACAGCTCCCAGGCGCGGGTGGCGGCGATGCCGTACTTGGGACACAGCAGCGTCAGCGCCATGGTGAGGGACTCGCCCTCGGCTTTGAGCTGCTCAATCTCCGCCAGAAAGCAGCGGTTGCGCCATTCGCGCCAGGCATCCTGGCAGCGTGGGATATACAGGTCTTCGCCGCTGAAATGCTGCATCAGCAACGCGACCTGCTCCGGCGTCAGCGTCTCCTGCAGTAACGCAATGCGGCGCTGGCCGGAGCTGCGCAAACCCTTGCCAATCCGAAACTGGACGCCTCCAAACTGTTGGATCAGCTTACTGGTTGCGGGAAAGCCTATCAGACTGGCAATCTGTTGAACAGATTCCGGCAGCAATTCCTGCACCTGCTCATAGTCGGGCTGGATGGTCTGCATGTTAGAGCCTCCCGTGCCGTTTGGCGTCGATAATCAGCATCTGCAGCACCTTGCGCACCTGGTCATCGTTCAGCCAGGCCAGCGGCTTCACTTCGCCCAGCATCCGCTTGATGATGCCGTCGAGATATGACCAGGGGCGGCCTGCCTCGGCCAGTATGGCCTCGATTTTGCTGACCATCGCCTTGCGCCCGGCGGCCACGTTCGGCCTTTTGCCATGGCTGGCAAGCGGGGCGAAACCCTGGGCGCGCATATACCGGATCATGCGCTCCAGTTCGGCGTCGCTGCAGTCGCTGGCGCTGCGCTTGCCTGTCTCACGCGCCAGCGCGGCCCGGTAGGTCTCGTCGTCCCAGCCCAGGGAATTTTTGCCGGTGTGGATCACTTTAATCAGGTTCGCCATCACTCCCCCTGTAAGTTGGCGTGACCGGTCACGGCGTTGGTTAAATTCATCGCCAGGCAGTCACGGGTAAACCAGCAGGCGGCTTCGCCTCTGTAATTGCCGTTGCAGCCACCGGGGAGCGCCTTACCGCAACGCTGGCAACTCCCCAGTGCGGCCTCTTGCCGATCAAGCCGCTGATCGTCACACAAGATCAGCAGGCTGAGATACTCGTTACGGCTGTAGGGCGCGCGTCCTGGATTACGGCGCTGGCGGTTGCGTTCCAGCATCTGGGCCTCTTGCTGCGTGAGTACCAGCTCATGCCGCAGTCCACCCCTGGCTGCCAGTTTGGCGCGCTGCTGCGCCTTACGGTCAGTCGCTGATTTTGCCATCGTGACCTCCGTTGCTACGTTCCCGCGCCAGCATTGCGGCGCGGCAGGCGTTATAACCATTTACTGTTGCGTTAAGCTCTTCTTCTGTCATCAAATAGTTGAATAGTTCCTTGGCTTCCTGAACACCAATCTCATCCGGAACTGCTGGCGCTGGCGGCTGGGGTAGTAATGCTTTAAATGCCTCAATCTTGGCATCGTCTTCGGCCTTCTGCTCTGGCGTCATAGCTTCAAGCTCGGCTTCATATTCTTCGCGCCTCTTAAGAGCTTCAAGCATACTCGCCGTGGGGACTCCCTGCCCGAAGAGTAAACCAGGAATCAAGCGAACAGGGCATGGCAACCTTTCCGGGTATGCTGGCGCTAGCGAGGCGGTATAGAGCGGGGTCAGTTCTCCTATCGTCCTCTCCTCAGCCTCCGATCTGTTGGGATATGCCGGGGTAGATATGATTTTTTCGTCCATAAGGTCATCGCTCATAACCCACATCACCGGCTGCGCCTCCCGGTTAGCAGAACGGCCAGAAGAAGTTAGTGCGCTATAAGCAGCATGAGCAATTTTCACCTGATGCAGGGCATCGGCCAACGCATTGTGCTTTTCACCGGCGAATGGGATAGCTTTGACATTAATCCCCGACAGTCGCACCAGCGTGCGTAGGTCGGCGATGTCCCAAAATTTCCAGGGGTAGATGTCGTCCCCTTTGGCATCAACCAACGGATCAACCTTGTCAAACCAGCCCTCCAAGATGGTGATATCAAAGACTGACCCATTGCCCCAGGGAATACAGCGACCACCTCCAGCGCGTTGCAGGAAGGCTCGCAGCTCAACGGCGACACTGACGGGGTGACGCTCACCTTTGAATGCGGCATCACGTGCTTCATCACTTTGCTTACTCCACCATTCCAGGGTGCTGATTTCCGGCCAACCATAGGAGAGAGCAGCATCACAGCTCATGCGTTCATAGAAGGTCTCGCCCACATTGCCGGTCTGCAGATCAAACTGTACGGCAGCGATGGAGAGCACAGGACAGCCGCGTTTTTTGCCTAAGGTTTCGATATCGATCATGATGTTGTTCATTGAATTCTCCACTGCTTTTTATGGCGTTCGACGGCGCTTTTCATCGACGTTCTGACCTGGTTGGTATAGACGGTACGGTTATGGCAGTCGTAGAACTTGAACCGGGATTTACCTGGCAACTTTGGGCACTCCACCACGGTGCTGTTATCGGTCAGGTGGTAGATGCGCCGATCGCCGTTATCCTGGTATTGGCAACCGCTAACACAGAGATACATAGGCTCCTCCTACTATTCGTACCCGCTATCATCGTTAGGGGTAATAATGGTTAGCCCCTCTATTTTTTTAAAATGACAGACAGCGGATTTGGCCGATGGGAAAAACGCTTCATAGCGCACGTGACTTTCATGCAGATACGCGTTTTCCTTACGTTTTAAATACGACTTTCCGCCACGCTCCTTTTTAATTTTGTTGATTATTTTTTGGTATGGGTTATAGGTCACTTTCCGGCAATATACGGTCACCAATGGTTCATAACCCTCGTCACCTTCAACGAGCCAATAACGTGGCATTTCATTGTTGATATAAACGACATAAACTAATTTGGTTTCGGTGACTAATGCGCGGTTAACGTAAATCGTATTGCCTTGATGGGCAAAACGAATGCGCGCACCGGCTTTAAGTCTGGCCTCGACAGTTGCCCATTGCGCTTTATTGATCGTCATCGCCGTTATCCTCGCATTCGATATGGCTAAACGGCAACTTACCCAGGTAATGAAGGGCCAGCATGATGCCGACACGTACCCCTTTAGCCTTATCGGAACCGGCTTCGATTGTTAAGTCAGGACTTAAACTAATGTCAGCTTCTGGGTGTGCCAGTATCAATTGCAGGTTATCAATTTGCTTTTCGTGCCAGTCAGCAAGGTCTTGTACAAACTTGGCAAATTCTGGATTGATGACTTCCATAATAATTAACTCCTAAAAATTGGCGTAAGCCTGCCCGTGCGGGTTTACGCCATTATTAATAACTTGTTCGTATCGTGGTGAAATTAACCCGCAGGCGTTAATGACTTTGTATTAACGAAATAGGGTTCAATATTAATTTCCACAACAGTGGCGGTTTTTAAGTCCCTTGCAACACCAACTGTTTTAACAATCGAACCGCCACGCAATGCCTTGCCGGGCTCGTAAATAAACAACTTGCCTACGGGGTAACAGGCGTTAAACTGCTTGGCTTGCATTTGGATTACTCCACTGTTTTGTCGCCGCATGTGCGCAATGGGATTTACGATATAACGCCCAGTTCAGGTTGTGACTATTGCACGTCGTTGTCGCGGCCTTATTCCATAAGGTTGATGCAGTTGTATAATCGCCGCGTTGCTCGGCGCGAACAGCGCCACGCGCATAAGCCATATAACTGTTGTTAACTTCCTTTTCATTAATACGCATATTAAACCCCGGCAATATCCAAAGAGATTGGCACATATTGGTCGGTATCGCCGACGCGCTCATAAAGGCGGATATAGCTTTTACTGCTGACCACCTGGACAGCTTCGGCAAGCGCATCC